CGACGGCAGCTATCGCGGGGGCTGCGAGTGGATCGCCAACCCGGCATCTAAAGTGTCCTACCACGTTCTCATCGCCCGAGACGGCCGACGCACCGTGTTCTGCAACGACAGCGAGCGCGCCTGGCATGCTGGCAAGAGCAACTGGATGGGGCGCGGCGACCTTAACTCTTGGAGCCTCGGGCTTGCCTGGGAGGGCAACACCTACGACTACCCCTTGGGAGACGATGCCATGGCCAGCGCCATCGAGTGGCTGGCCCCGCGACTGCGCAAGTGGGGCATCCCGATGAGCATGGTTGTTACTCACCAGCAGGTCAGCCCAAGCCGTAAGACGGACATCTCGCCGGGGGACGCAATACGCTTTCGGAGCAAACTAGAAGAAGCATTGAACTAATGCCCATCGACTCCCCAGTCCAACGTGACGGCGACCAAGGCTTCCTTGGTTTCGCTTCGCGCTTGAACCCGCTGACCCTGCCGCCCGGCATGCTGCAAGACAGCGTGAACATGCGGCTGGAGCGCGGCACGGCGCAGACCCGCAAGGGGGCCAAGCGACTAGCCGATGCTATCTCGACAGCAGACGAGCCGCTCACGCTGTCCTTTGACCTCGCTGCGGATAAGGCGATCACCTCGATCACCTTCAGCACCATCACCGCGACCGTGACCACGACTGCCGCGCATGGCTACGCCGACGGCAACCAGGTGAACATCCGTGGCGCCACAGGGGTCGACGCGAGCAAATACAACGGCGACTTCGTCATTAGCGCGGCCGGCGGAAGCAGCTTTCAGTATACCATGACCGGCACGCCGGCGGGCAACGCCACCGGGACGCTGTTCGCCAACAAGGGCCCGCTAGTTAAGACAACCTATGGCGGCGGGATCTTCGCCGCCGGCGTCTTCGCCTCCCAAAATTACGAGAATGCCAATGAATATGTTGTCATGTGCGGACCCGATAGCGCCTACCTATGGCGCAACACTTCGGCAGGCGACACGGTTGCCACGGTCGGCTATCCTAGCTCGCCGGATGAGACCATTGATCCGACCGACAGCGTCTCGGTAGTTCAAGCCTACGACCGTCTCTATGTTCTCCGCGAGGCGGCGCTGGCTGGCAACTACGCGCAAAAGCTGACCAATGCCTCCGGTATCGCGGTAAGCGGCACGACAGCGACGGTCAACGTGAACACCCATGGCTACCCCCAGGGCGCCACAGTCCGCATTGAGGGCAGCACCACGCCAGCCTTTGACGGCCATGAGTTCCGCGTGCTCGGCACCAACCTTAATACAAACTCGTTTGAGATCACCGTCCCGACCGGAACCGCCGCCCATGCCGTGGCCGACATCCTAGTCCGCCGCGTCAAGCCGCCGATCTACTGGACCGGCACGGGCAGCTTCGTCCGCGCGGGCGCCGGCGTGCCCGCCGAAGGCCCGAGCTACAAGAAGATGCGCTCGGTCGCTTGGGCCAGCTACATCCAGAACCGCCTCATCATTCCCGATGGCCGCGACCAGGTTGCCATCTCCGACTATCTCGATGCGGACCTCTATGACCCTTTCTGGCAGTCCTTCCGCACCGGCGCCGGTGGTGGCGACTTTGTCATTGCCGTCCATCCCTGGGTGGAGGGATCGGCCCTCGTATTCTGCCGCAAAAGCATCTGGCTGGCCACGCTGGCGCAGAACCCGAGCGTTGACGGCACCGACTTTGCAATCAACACGGCGGTGGCCAGGCTTGAGCTGATCACCGATGAGATCGGATGCTCGGCCCGCAACAGCATTGTCACGGCCGGCCGCTATGTCTTCTTCCTTTCGGACGCCGGCGTCTACAGGCTCGACACCCAGCTTGACCTCAAGCTGCGCGGCGACACCCGCCCGCTGAGTGATCCGGTCGCTGACCTCTTTGAGCGCATTGACCAGAGCAAGGTGCAGCGGGCCTTTGGGTTGTGGCACAACAACCGCTACGTCCTTGCCATTCCGACGCTTGATTCGGAAGACGATACAAACGACCTCGTCATCACCTACTCAGCCCTCAACGAGCAGTGGGAGAGCCGCGACACCTACGGCATTGGCGTGGATGCGCTCATAGTCGGAACCTACAGCGATGTCCGCCGGATCTTCAACGTCCGCCGCACCGGCAAGCTCTACCTCCTCGACGAGAAGGACAACGGCACGGATGACGAACTGAGCGGGAGCAATGTCGGCCTGGTTGTCGGCACGATTAAGACCCGCCGCTACAACATGGGGAACATGCAGAGCAAGCGGTTCACCCGCGCTCTTAGTGATGTTGTCCTGCCCAACGCTGGCTCAATCACGGTCAAAGCCAACCTCATCAACCCAGACGCCGAGATAACCTTAGTCCCTGGGCAGAGCAACGATACCGGCGTTGGCGAGGACTACACGCTCAAGCAGCCCATCCGGCGCAAGGCGCACGCCGCCGAACTCATCTTTCAGACCAACCTCCAACGCCCCGAGATCCGCAACGTCAACATTGAGGCGGCGCTTGAGGGCCTTCCGCAAACCGACACCCGCAACGCAGCTTAATTATGGCCACACTAACCGTCACCCCAATCAAAACCTTTGTCTCTGGCGAGAACGTCACGCCAACAAAACTCAATGAACTCAGCCAGTCCACCGTGGCGCTAACGGCGGGGAGCATTGTGGAGGGTGATATACAGGCGCTTGCCGTGACGGCCGGCAAGTTGGCCAACACGCTGGATCTTACCGGCAAGACTGTCACGCTGCCGCTCAACTCGGTGGTTAGGGGCGCGATTCTCAATGGTGAGGTGATCCCCGAAAAGCTCGCCCAAAAATACACACTGCTTTCCAGCCAGTTAGCCGACACGAAATCCAGCATCGACTTCACCGGCATCCCGTCTTGGGCGACCCGCGTGAGTGTGTATATCAATGGCATCTCGGCGGCGGCATCTTCCGACATAATCATACGGCTTGGCACATCTATTGGCATTGAGGCCACCAGCTATCAAAGCATTTCGGGAGTAACCACCAGCGCCGCAAGTGCAAACTCAGCGCAATCAACGGTTGGGTTTTTAATCTCGGGGCCGGAAGCCTTGGCCGCAAACGCACACTACGGAGCGTCCGTGATCAGCAAGCTCGGCGGCAACACTTGGGTCCACATGGGAAACATGGCTTCGCCCACGGCTGCCCGCGCCTACTTTAGCTCTGGGGCCAAGGCCCTTTCCAACACACTGACACAGTTGCGCGTGACAACGGTGAGCGGCTCAACCTTGTTTGACGCGGGCGAAGTCTCTGTTGCCTACGAATAATGACCCCATGGGAAAAAGCAAAAGCATGGCAAGACGAGCACGACACCAAGGACTTCTGGGAACTCCTCGGCGAGCATCTATCAGCGGGCTATGTCTGGAACTCTCCAGCGTGCTTCATGCTGGCCAAGTCCTGCCGGTGGAACGCGGAGGAGCAAACCTTTGAACAGGGCGAGCACAACTGCTGGTTCGTTAGCCTGGCTGCTGGCTCTGCTGGCACAGGCTGCGTGCGGGAGTGTCTGCGCGTGGCGCCGCACCCGATGCAATACGTTGCGTGGTGCCGCCGGGGCAGCTTTGAGCCGCGAGTCTATCTTTGGACACAACTAATTAAACAAACAGGAGGACAATAATATGGGCGGAACACCAAGCATGCCGGCATCGCAACCTTTGCCGCCGGCGCCAACACCAATCGACTACGATAAGATGTCGGCCGCGAGCATTCGCGTGGCTAGGGCTCAGGCTTTGGCGCAAGAAGAGTCTATCAAGCGGCTGTATCCCGAATACACCAAGCTGCAATTCCAGACCGCCGACCAGTTGGCCGGCAAACTGGACAACGATTACCTGGCTCGCGTGCGCGGCGTGGTCGGCGAGGAGCTGACAGCGGCGAGCACGCCCAATGCCATCGAGGCCCGGCTGCAACAGGACGCAGAGCAGGAGTTGGCCCTCGGCCGCTCGCTCACCCCGGAGCAGATGCGCCAGGCAACCCAGTCAGCGCGCGGGGCCTTTGCGGCACGCGGCATGGCGACCGGCAATGCAGCAGCGGGCGCGGAGATCCTTAACCGTGATGCCTATGCCACCGCTCGGCAG